CAACCAATTCGCCATTACGCATAACGTAAGTTGTTCTCATAGTAGCAAAATTTCCTCGTCATCTGATTCGATGTGGTCGTCCCAAATTAACTGCATTTTGTCCAAATTTGACACCATTTTTTGGATGTCTGTCAATGTGACATTTTGCTTGGTTGCGATTGTAGCAAATGTTTCAACGTAAGGCGCAATTATTTCTTCGGGGATTTTGCCCTCAACAATGCGCTCGTATGCCGCAATGATCTCGTCCCTACGCTTTTTGTTCTTCTCTTGCTCACGTTTTAGTTGCTTTTTGAGCTTATCAGGGCCTGGGTCATGCGTGTCATCAAGGTAAATGACGGGAATTGGAGGCGTGACATTGCCTACCGATCCAACCGCTTGAACACCCGTTAATTGAACAATTATTGGGATTGTGTAAGTAACATTACCAACCGCGCCCGTAGCCGATACGCCATTGAGGGTAACGGTTATGGATTCGCTCTCATTGCCCGCTAAACCCGAGGCTTGAACGCCCGTTAACTCAATGCTGATATTGTTGGCAACTGAGCCAACAGAGCCTGTAGCGCTTACGCCCGTGATTGCGTTTGCAATTGCGTCTGCTAAAGTCCCCGCTGCGCCCGTAGCTTGGACACCCGTTAATGCGGCTGAAACTGCGACACTTGGGCTGCCAACGCCACCCGTAGCTTGATTGCCCGTTAATGGGAGGCTATCCCATTGAGCATCGTCCCAAGTACCCGTGCCCCAAGGCCCTTGTGCCATTATGCAATGCGCAAAAGACCTGTGGTCGCATCATTAGTGGGCATGGTCAACGTGAAAGTGCCAGCCGTTACCGTTTGCGATCCAAAGTTGTGAACGCTAACCGCTTTATTACTAGCGCTTGAGTTATAGATTAAAACGGCATCAAATGCCGTTGTAACCGTCAAAGCAGTCCATGTAAAGCTAGCCGAGGGTGTCCAATATGCCGTTGTTCCACTCGTTGCGGGTGCGTTTGCATTGGTAACCGTAACCCCGCCCGCTGTGTAACCCGTCCCTGACGTATTCGTCACTTCATTGGTTGCCGAGTAAGCCGTGGTTGCCGCACCCAAACTGCCCGTTGCAAAGTACAAAGCCGCTTTAAAGGTGTTGCCCGTGCTAGGCGTGAAGTTGTGAGTTCCTGTGAGCAATTCGCCCTTGAAACTTGTACACATTGCCGTTGTATTTGCCATTTTGATTCCTTAAAAAGATGAAGCAGCGCCATCTGCAACGGCTGCGTGTTTGAGTTTCACATGAACCGAGCGATGGACTAGTTCACCATCTAACCAATATTCAACCCATTCGATTGTCTCGGTGTTGGTGTCGGATTGACCTTCTCGCTTCTCAAGCAAGGATTCATCCATTTGGCCTTTAGTGGTTTCAATCATTTAATCACCTCCATGCCTACGGCTTTACCGTCAGGGCCACGCACGATTCTCTTGGGCGCTGAGATCAGATCAGCCACATTCTTCATCACTTGCGTGTTGTCGCTTTGATTTTTGAGCATTTCTTGCATCGTGCCAACGCTATTGTTGTGGCTTTGCATGACTTGTTGGTGTGAATTGTTCACCGTGTTCATCATTGCCTCAATCATACCCCTCAAGTCTTGATTCAATGTTGCGTGCATTTGTTGTTGCGCATCCATATCCTCGGGCAACACGGACGCTGAATGACTAATTTGAGCCACACGAATCTTGGTGTTGGCATCCAACTCGGCCTTGAAACGCTCCATTTGTTGCTCACGCTCAAGTTTTGCACTCTCTAATTGAGCCGTAAATTGAAGTTGTTGCGCATCGGCTTGGAGCTTGGCTTGTTGCAATTGCGCCTCAAACTGCGCTTTTGCCTGTGCCACTTGCATATCGGCTTGAACCCGCATTTGGTCGGCTTGTTGTTGCGCTTGCAACTTCATCATTTCGGGGTTGGGTTTGGGTTGTTGTGGTTGTGCCATCTTTTCCTTGATTTGGTCAAGAGCTTGGTCAATAACGCCTTCAAGTTGTTGTGATGACTTAAACGCACTCACGCCAAACTTCATAACTTCCATCAATACGGGCGTCATCTCGGGGCTTGCTTGTGCAACGGGCATGGCTTGTTGTAGGAAGCCCGCAAACGCACCAATGAACTCGGTACGCTCACGCTTCATGGCCGCCTCGTCCAATTGAACCAAGCTATCCGCTGCCACCTCAATCCTGAAATTACGCAATGGCTTGTTTTTAATCAACTCTAACGCTTGCGGGATCATCTGCTGATCTACGGGTTGCATCTGGCTTGCGCCCGCATACATCAATATTGTTTGCGGTTGGAACTTGGTGCAAATGATTTGAGCCTTGAGCCTAATCAAATCGGAGGCAAACAATGCCACTTCCTCTTGCATAGAACGCAATCTAAGGCTTGCAAATTGTCCCTTGATTTGTTGGGCGGTAGCGGTTTCACTCGCTTGTGATGCACCCCTCAAGATGTCCGACAAACCCGTGATTTCATAGATTTGTTGTTTGATTTCTTGTCTTGCTCGGTAGCATTGGAGCAAAGCATTGGCTAAAGTATCCAAAGGCAATAGGTCAATTGCACCCTTTAAACCGCCTTTTTCACTAAACGCCATCCATTTGTCAACGGGAATCAAGGTGTTGTTGTCACCCTCGGTCAACAATCGTTGCAATGCGGGCACGCTTGAGTCATAGACACCACGAACACGCAAAGACTTGACCAATCCATCAATGCGGTCACTCAAGATGTCCAACTCATTGGCTTGGTCTTGGTAGAGTACGAAATCGGGCACGGGCACAAGGCTATCGCTTGTCATCGTTGCATACAAAGGTTTGCAACATGGGAAAAACTGCTCTAGTTCTAACGGGTCATCCCGTACATCAATAAACTTGTTGCCTTGCTTGCTGAACCAATAGACCTTGGCGGTTTCTTTGTCCCACAACTCGCAAATCTTTGCCCGTGTGTATTCTCTTTGATTGCTTGCGTAGTTTGACAAAGGGTCAGGGCCGCTATCCAACGGGATGTTGCGTGCCGCTTCCTCACCAAAACGCTCAACCAATGCGTCTTTGGTCATGTAAACCCAACGCCATACTTGGGTCACTTCCTCCCATGTACGGGCAACGCTATGGCCGAAATCAGCCCAATGGACATAATCAGTTGGTGCGCACTCGTACTCGATTTGTTCCATCGGCTCGACTTGGCCGGCAGTGTAGTCCTTAGTTTCGGCCTCGTCCGTATCTTCGGTGACTTGCAAGCCATCATCGTTTTCGGGGGTTTCGGGCATACCAGGCACTTGGACAACGTGCGGTTCATAACGAACCCATGCCACGCCACGGCCACCCAAGAACCGATCTTCCACGGCATAGCGCATCGTGCTTCTAAAGTCGGTGTAATGCTCAATCTCAAAGTCCAATGCACGCTCAACCAATGTTGACGCTACACGGCCAATCGGGTCATTGTCCCCAAACCTTCGGCTTACATCGGCCTTGGGCATCTTGCTATAAACGGCAGGGATTAGGGTTTGTACGTTTGACCAAAGAATATTGAATTTGGCGGTGTCATTGCCGCTTGCGCTTCGGGTGTCATCCCTATAGCGCCTAATGATCTTCTTAGTGCGTGCTTCCCACTTCTTGAACTCGTTGTCGTAAGTGGCTATAAGGGTGTTGTACTTGTCAACTTCCGTTGGGACTAATTCAGCCATTGTTGTTTCTTTCAGAAATTGCTTTTGCCTTGGCTCGGGCATCTTCTTTGGATGATGCACCCCATGCCTTCAAAGCAAGTGCTAACCGTGTGGGTTCGCCATTCTTCTCCATCGGGCCATTGGTAGCGCCCATTCGTGCAAGAAAAGATGCACGCCTTGGGTTATCTCCCGACTTAACGGGGGGCTTGAGACTCCCGCCTGTCTCCGCTGCATAACTCGCCCGCCCCTTGGCGTTTAACCCGCCTTCGGGGTTTTTACCTTCTTTGCGAGTCCATGCGGCTGTCATTTGTTCTCAGGCTTTGCAGTTTTAGCAGCGTCTTTGAAATCTTTAGCGGTTGGGGCGTCTTTACTTCCCACCTTGTTCATCTTCTCGCCCGAACCCGCCTTGATCCGTTCTTGTTTTGCCAAAATATTGGCATAAAGTCCAGCTTTAGACATGATTAAGCCGAGAAAATGCCAACACCCAACACCTCAACACCCGCACCAGTGGTCACTCTCCATGAGCCATTTCTAGATATGGTGTTGAATTCGATGTTATACACGCCAATACCATTGCCAGGCGAGTTAGGCAACACAACATGGGTGAAAGTTGCGCCATCGGCTATGCTTACAGTACCCGTTGCGGCAGTTGACACGGTGCAAATTAAGCGGTGCAGATAGTCACCCGCTGCGCCCGTGCCACCCAAAACTCGTGCGGTTGCACTTGCGGGTACGTGTTCATATTGGTATGCGTAAGGTGTATTTATTCCACTCATATTCGATTGCTCCTTGCGGTTTGTTTGTGGATTGCCCACATATCGTTCATTGTGACTTCGTTTTCGGGGCCAACAATCAACACTTTACTCGGGTCAGGCGGTTTGTCTTTCGGTTCTTCCCGCCAACTAATTGCTAACATCCTCATTGCATCTGCGGGGTGACTTGTCCAATCGTGCTTTGGCGTTTGCCTGAAAGCCTTTTTGTCCTCGTCATACTCACGCTGATACTGTCTCAACGCTTCTATGCCATCTGCGCACTTCTCGGCATCAAACCAACATCTTGGCAATGCCATCCTAACGGCTTGTATGCCATCTTGAACGGTCAAACTAGGCACAATCGCCAAGTTGTTAATGCCCAAGTGTGCGGCCATTTGCTCAATTACCGACTTCCCACCGCTTGCCAAAGTCCTCGCCCTTGCATCATGCGGTAGGTAGTGTTTTCCGTAATTGTAGGGTTTTTCTTTGATTTTGGTAACAAATTCTTCGATTGTTCCACCAGAAAGGGCAAAAAAATCAACAATATGGATTTCGCCCGCAATGACTTGATACCACCAAATTGCCGTGTCATCGGTGTGACCCAAGTCCCAAGCCGTGTGTGTCTTGACCTCGATTTGGTTCTCAACCTTGGTTATGCGCCCGTCCTCGCTCACTTTACGCATCTCCGTGCCCCATATCGCACCAATGATGGCCGCCTCAAAGCTGCACTCATATTCCTGCAAGTATTGATCTTCCGCTAGTTGTGCCCGAGCCGCATCTAACTCGGATTCGGGCAATAGCTTTGATTTGCTTGCGGGTAGGGATAGGGAAAACCACTCATTCGGTAGTTTCTTGCTTGTCTCGTAGATGTTCCAAAACTGATTTTTACCCTTGGGCGTGCCCCCAAAGACGCACCACCCCTGTTTATCACTGAGAGCTGGCCTCACCACGTTACCCCACACGCTAGGCTTAAAGTCGCCATACTCATCTAAGTAAAGGCCATCAAAGCCCAATCCACGCATGGCATCGGCATTGTCTGCACCGAATAGCCTAATCTTTGCACCGTTTAACAGTTCAATGATTAAGTCGGCCTCATTGCTTGACTTGGTGATTGGACGGGAAAAGTATTTAAGGTAATCCCATGCCACGCTCTTGGCCTGGCTTCGGTACGGGGCAACATACCCAAATAGCGGCATTGGGCTTTTGCAAGTGATGGCCGCCCTGATTAGATCATTGATGGCCGCCACGGTCTTACCCGCCCTTCGGTGAGCTACCAAGCAAGCCCATCTCTCGGTTCTAGCGTGAAACTCCCTAAATTGCTTTCTAGGGCTATATGGGATTTCTATGATTCCGCTTGCCATTTAATGACCATTTCTTGTGGGCCACCGTCTGCGCCTGTTACTTCCGAGCGTGCCAACTTGGGCACATGGTACTCAACAACGCTTTGGAATAGCTCAAACGCCTTGGCGGGGTTTGGCTTTACATCGTTTGTTGGATCACCCTCGGCCACGGCATCGAGCCATTCTGCGAGCCTGTGAGCGTTTTGATCCACAAACAAGGCTATGGCCTGTCTTGCCTCTTGCGTGACCTTGTTGGGCACTCCTGACGGCCTCCCGTTGGGGTTATTCGTCCAACCCTTGCGGCTTTGTTTAGTTTTGTTGTTTTCAGTCATTGCTTGCACCTTGTTGGGTGAGGGCGTTGATTTGGTCTTTAATTATGTGTGCGAGAAAACAGGAAAATTACACACTCGACATCCTCAATTGCCTGTTTAACCGCCCTCGTTCTTTTTTCTGTCCATTGCCTTCATTGCCTCGGCTAGGCGTTTACCCTTATCCGCTTGATTGTAGTCTTTCGCTACGTTTACGGGGATGCCCATCTTTTTGGCAAACTCGGGGTTATGCGCGGCTGCGGCCATCATTCTTGCTTGTGCGGGTGAATGGCTTGGCATGGCTTAGTCCAAGAATTTAAGTTTGTATAGGGTTGAGTCTATGTTCTCTTGAATGTTATCCACAAGTTGATTAAGTTCCGAGTCTTGTGGAAGTTGCTTTCTTATGTCCATTACGAACTTGGATAGCACTTCAAAATACTTGATTGGATCGGGATTGGGGGGATGGTACTCATTGGGGAACTTCTTAAGTTGCCCATACTTGCCCATGTATGCCTCGGCATAGGCATCGGTTTGGTCTACGATCAAGTCATAGAACGTGCCAAGAGCCATGTGCTTGCTAAAGCTATTGGTTGTCCAGTGCATCAAATGGGCGTTTGTGCCGCAATGCAGTAGTGCTAGGACAAAGTTTGACACATAGCCCGAATATTTATCCATGCTTTTTCCTAAAAAAAGTGGTGAGATTGCATTTTAGTACAGTCTCACCACAAGGCAACTACAATTTTAGTATATCGGAATCGGCACATCTTTAGGCCATTGGTTGTTGTTTACCAACTCATCCACGGTTCTTTCATGGGCTTTTTGCCACAACTCTTGGCGCTCATCCTTGGATAAATGCGCCCCTTGGTCAATCTCGTAGTGGCACTTGAGACAAAGCGCAGCCACTAGGTTGTCATCGGCCTTGATGCCCCGTCCCTTGCCACCGCCCCAATTGGTGTGTGCCGCTTGAACCCCGTTATCGATGCCACAGTTTTGACAGGCTAAACCCGCTACTAGCTTTAGGAGTTTCTGGCTTCTCACATACTGGTGTTTCAGATATTGCATATTCTTTGGTTTGATATTTGTGGCCGTTGGCGCAAATGCGCCTTCTCAGGATGAACTCAGGGTTTGCCCTAGTGTCTAATACTTTGTTGTGGCGGGTCTTGCATACGGGACACATCATGCTTCTATCCCCTTGTCGGCCATCCAAGCCATAAGCCATTCAATAAACTCCGAACCTTCCTCAACCGTGAATTTGTGGCTTTGAAGGCCAAGCTGGACAACCCTTTCCCCGTCTAGGCTCGGTGCAACCTTGCCAATCTTGCGGTTTGTCTCATGCGCCCATTGGTCAATGAGTAAGCGTTTCCAATCATCGGCAATCCATTTAGACCCAACTTTTGCCATTTCTAACGAAATTTTGTTGAAAAGTGCGTGAAACAAAGCATTTTGATCGGTGCTTCGGCTTGTTTTTTTGATCTCCAAGCGCAATTGCTTGCCCGCTTGCAAGGTTTCTTTGATCTTTGGCCACAGGTCTTTTAAGACGGTGTGGGCTTGTTGGCTATTGTGTAAAGTGAAAATCATGGTTTAAATCCTATGTAGTAAGCAACCAATCCCCAATGGACAATGAGCAAGATAATCAAAATGATGTAAACGGCTTTATTGCTCATGCTTGCCTCACCATCACTTCAACCTTTGCAACTTCCCCATAAACCTTTGTGGAATGGATAGATGTGATTTGCGAGTCGTTAAAAAACACAATTTTGTCCATGCCATCGATAACCGCTTTAATTACGTTGTCCAAATCGGGGCGTTTTATATGTTTCTCAACATCGCTTAAACAAGCCTCAGTGCGTTTTTTGGAGTAAGAGGCGGGAACGGGAAAGGTAACGTAAATAAACGCCTCTAATGCCCCTTCTAAGACCTCGGAAGCACCCATTGCCGCCTTTGCCATCATCCCAACCTCGGTTTCATAGGTTTTTGTTTTTTCGGGTGTGTAAGCAACGGGAAACTTTCCCCTTGTGGAAAACCTTGGCCTTCCTTTGGCTACGGGATGCCCGTACACGGTAAACATGATTGAGATCATTTCTTGTCCTTTTGTTCGTTCATGCGCTTGCGTAAGTCATCGGCAGCCGCTTGACCACGTTTCTTGGCTATGTCCGCTAGGGTTTGTTGCCACCAATATTGGGCTTCCCCCCGCCCTTCCTCTAGCGCTTTCTTTTTGAACCGCTTGATCCATTCCATTGCTTCCGTTTGTCTCATAATCTCCCGTAAGTTCAAGCGCTCTTGTGATGACAAAGTGGCTAAATTGTTGGCCTTCTCTGACCCGATCAAGGATTTTGTGGGCTTCATAGTGGTTCAAAACATGGCCTCTTGAACTTGTTTTGGCTGTTCAGGCTCAAATAATTGGGGTTGTGCAATTGCTTGTTTAATGCGTTTACAAGCTATTTCAAAATATTTAGGGTCACGCTCGATGCCGACAAATTTACGCCCCATTTGAATTGCGGCCACGCCAGTTGTGCCGCTTCCCATAAATGGGTCAAGAATCGTCTCTGATTTTGGGCAAAGTTCAATTATCCATTTCATGACCTCAAGTGGCTTTTGTGTAGGGTGATAACGCTCTTCATTGCCTTGGCGAATCATTCCATTCCAACGCCATTGCAACCGCCTGACAGCTTTAGGCCAATTAGTCCAGGCTAATTCACAATCAGCAAAATCATTGTCACCATTTAATTTATCCCAAACTAACCAACATGACGTTGGAGGCAAAGTAAAATAGTTGCCGCCAAAAAACGCTTGGTATTTGCCTTTTGTGCGTATCAATTCAATTAGTTCATCAGCGGGCGGTGATTTATCCCAATCAAAATCACCGTAATCTTTAGGCGCAGCCATGTTGCCACGGCTTGCAACCTTTTTGCTGTTCTCATTGATGCCATAAGGCGGGTCTGTTATGACCGCATCAACTTTGTCCAACATTGGCAATGTGTCCATGCAATCACCCAAATAAAGGGTTGCGTTTCCAATTTGTACTTTCATGCTTTACCTCCAAATTGCTTTTTCATGGCATCCAATTTAGCCAAAGCCTCTGCCCTGATCCTGTCGCTTTCAATCTGCTCATGGATGGTAAGTTTGCGTTCAATTTGGGGTAATGGCTTGACGGGTATTTCAGGGCCTTGATTGCACAAATTTCTAAATTTAATCGCGCTAGGCACAAATTCCTCATTTAGCTTGTCAATGGCAAAGTCCATGCTTGGGCGGTACGTTAGGAATCTTCCTAGTTGGTTTGCCCACTCTTGACGAATTAAATTGTGGTCTACCCCCTCCCAATGCCTTAAAAAAGCCGCGCCATAGATTGCACTCATGCGGCCAAAAATGTAGTCCAAACCTTCCTCGGCTTGGCAAAAATCAGTTTCCGAGTAATTTGACATTGGTTTGTCCTCCAAGTAAGCCACGGGTTAAACCCGACAAAACACTTGCGTTTCGTTGACCCGTTTTAGTTAAATTTTTGTCAGCAACCCAATCCGCTTTAAATCCACGCCATCCACGGGCAGCACATTCAGCCAATGCTTGCTCAAGTGACCAACCCGCTTTATCAGCTTCTTTTTGAATTGACCTGATAACTGATTGCGTTATGACTGCTCGGCTTGTTTTTCTTTGCTTAACAAAAGAATCCCAAACATCAAATGAAACGCCTTCAGGCGCTTTTACCTTTGTCTCTTTCTCTTTATCTGTCTCTGTCTCTGTCTCTGTCTCTGTACTATCAACTTGATATCCATTTGATATCACGCTGATATCATCTTGTTCCAACCAATGAGACAACTTGATAACGATTTCTTTAGTTTTAATTTCTGTCAGTCTAAGACGAAAAGCAAGTGTTTTGGTGTCAGGGATGCGCCCATCATCCTCACTAGCGATTAACCAAAGCATTACCAACACTTTGGCAGCCAAAGGGTCTAATTCATGCCATTCAAGGTCATCAAGAATGTCTCGGTATAGCTTTACCCAAGGAGGCCGCCTGTCCTTGAAATGCTGAAACTTTGTCCAGTTTTTAATTTTCATAAAAGCCCAAAAAAAAGGGCTACACCTGAAGTCTCACCCTTGCGGATGTTGGCGGACTGGCGTAGTAACCAGCAGACTTCATGTGTAACCCTACTACATT